CATTGCGATAGGTCTGTCAAGCTCCATAGCGTTGTCTTTTTGCTGATAAAGCCAGGAAGCCAGTCGAATAATCGCACCAAAAACATCTTCGGGGACTTCATCTTCATAGCCCCACTGCCCCGTAATACTAATTGTTCGTTCGGGAGTTGTGGAGAAGTAGGTAAAGGAAAAGTCGGAAGATTGTGTTAGGCGAAGGGAGAAGTGTGGTGGCCTGTCAGAAAAATAATACTCTTGTGATGGGACAATTTCATTGTCGATTTTTAATTCAGAGATTGAAATTAAATCACCAGAACGAATAAATAAACGCTTTTGCCCCAAAACTTCCTCACCATTCGCATCGAAAAAGCGTGTTTCAACCTTTGGAATAAAGGTGCGTCCACTCATATTTTCGAAGGTTGCAATAGCTCTCTTTAATGTTTTCACTAAAATTGCGTCGTTTTTGTCAATGTTAATTCCAAGATATTGCTTTAAGTCTTGGAAGGTTGGATAGGCTGCGGCCATTATTTACTCCGTGCTTTTCTGTCTGGATTCAAAGCTTCAACTTCATCTAAAACTTCTTCAGATTCCGCTACTTCAGTCTTTACCTTCTTGCTAGTTTTGGCTAAAAAGACTGCGGGGGATTCTACCGCTTTTACAATATTGTTTTCCATTAAAATTTGCACAAGTTCACTGGGAAATTCGGAAGGAACGGGCGTCCCCTTGATATATCCGACATTGTTTGCAGCAACATATGTGCGATTAAAGACGAAATTCATGCACACCTCCGATAAAAAAGGCTAGGCCCTAAGACCTAGCCCAAATTAAGACTGCCTACTATTTAGAGCGTCTGTGCAACTGCCGCAATATTAAAATCCCGGCCCTTACCATAGCTCGCAGGAACGCCAATCACGACGCCGCCGCTAGTTGCCGCTGCCGTACCCGCTGCAATGCGAAACTTGACAAAGCGCTTACCAACCTTAGCAACATCATCCTGAGTAACTTCAACCACAACCACCTTATTGTCACCAGTAGCCTTGACAAGCTGTGTAGCCGATTTACCAGCTAATGGCGCATAAGTGCCAGCAGCGGCGTCAGAGGCTTCCCCCGTAACATCCAGCGTACCCGAAGTGCCCAAAGTCCCACTCTGAACGACAAAAACCACCCGCTCAAAATCCTTCATATCAATAGCTGCCGTCAAAACGCCCGTAGCACCAGCCGTAATAGACTGAGGCTGAATCACGCCCACGACGCCAAGCTTATCGTTAACTGTACCTTCAGTAGCAAACATTTATAAATTCTCCTTCAAATAATAAGTATTTGAATCTCTAACGTGCTTTTCGCAGTAGAAAAATTGTGGATACAGCGCAACAAAAGAGCGATGTTCATCCCCAACCTTTGTTGTGTCCAATATATCAGCAACTCTGTAGACTTCTGTTGTGTTTGTGTAAGCCCCGTTTTCATACAGGACTTCACCACAAACACAACAGACAATTTTTGAATACATTAGTCGTTAATCAGATAAAGGAACGGCGAAACGCTGTAGCTGCCCTGGGGGTCTGCCAGCTTAATGTCATCCAGGAGCCAAGGCTTGCCGTCGTTGCGCTGCCGGAAACGCCACACGCCAACGTCACGAGTAAAACCAACCTGGTCACTGTAAGCAATCGAAAGACCCGATTTTTCAAACATTAAATAGCCGCTAAAATCAGCCAGCAACACAGAACCGGTGTTCCCAATCTGTGGCATGTGCTCCGAAACGAGAATGGGATAGCCATTCAGAACGTTGGTCGGACCAGCCTGCATATTAGCCTGCCACACGTTGTCTGTCCCATTAGCCATCGTCATAATCTTGGGCCACACAGACGGATGAATCACCCAAACAGGGGAGCCGCCAACACTCTTGAAGCGACTGTACATTGCAGCAACGTCTGTCCAGTTAAAGCCGCCTGTCACATTGTCGCTAATGCCAATAGAGCAGGGAGCGTTAAGAATACCCAACGGTTCCGATACGCCAGAGCCACGCAGAATATTGCGCTCATTCTTTGCCGCAATTGCCACAGCAAAAAGGCCACGCAGTAAGGCTTCAATAGCAAAAGGCGAATCCTCAATCAACTCATTTTCGACTTCAGTCAGACCGCCAACCTTCGACAAACGCCACTGAAGCATCGTGAAAGCAGGTTCAGTTTCCGTAAAAGTCTGACCAGCCGCCGTAAAGGTGCCCTTCACACCACCAGCAAAAGCCGTTTGACCGCTGCCAGCAGTAGGCGTGAAATACTGGTCAAGAGCCGGATACGTGCCGCTTTCGCGAGTCACAGGAACACGCTGAACACGGCTGTAAACCTGATTCTGAGCAGCAGCAACATTCAGTAAGTTGGTTGCATATTCCTCTGGCACCAAAAAGCCGCCAGCCGAGCCGCTGCCCTCACCTAAGTCCTTAATCGAGCCGTAAATGCCAGCCAAACGCTTCTCGTCGCCACGCTTGATTGCCATAAGGAAGTCACCAAAATTCTTGATGTTCTGGTCCTTCGTGCCACCATCGGACGTAACATAGCCAACTTTTGCAGCAGGCGTCTGTTCCAGAATTCCCATGATTTTAGCCAAGCCAGCACCAAGGGCGTCCATCTGAGACTTCATAGCCGTGACTTCATTGTTAACAGGAGTAGGTGTCCCTTCCTGCTTACCTTCATTTTCCATTTTTTCCTCCGAAACTACTTTGATTTTTTCAAAACTAACTGTATTTTGTTCTAATGTTTCGATAGGCGATTCGTCTGACACTGGCGTTTTGCCCTCTGTGTCCTCCTGCGAATCCTTAGCCTTCTCGTTACTCAAAATATCTTCCAATGCCTTAACTTCTTCTACGCCAAGCGTTCGAAAATCAGCAGGCGTTACTGTTGCGGAAATTTCACAGACCTGCCAACGCTTAATAGTTTTGGTTGCTTCATCCCGCACAACAGTCTGCGGCAAAGCTCCTGTGCTCAATCCGATTCGCCCCTTCTCCGCCAGCTTTTGAATCATAGAAACGTAGGCATTGCTGCGCTTCAGGGCTAATTCGAAAAACACACCAACATTGTCAGTACGCACTGCTTTTGCCCAACCTAGAATATCCGTTGGGGAAGACAGGTTGTGTTCCCACAAAACGGGAATCTGCTTTACATTTTCCAGTAAAAGCTCAACGTCAGGAGCGAATTTTTCACCGTGCAAGTCAACGGCATCGAAAACTACGCCGTAGCCTTCCAGGACAATTTCTTCGTCACCGATAGTTTTAATTGTTAGGGTCATATGTGATAAAATCTCCTTGTGGCGTAGGGCCACATAGTTATAATAAAACAATATTAAAATAGGTGCTTAAAAAATGCTTTTTTTCTTAAAAAAGAAAACCTTAAACTGCAACATTTTCCTGACACACAACAAAATATTCCTATCTTTCCAGTTTTCTAAGCCTAGGCGCAAGTACCTTAAAAATAGGCGTTTGTTCTTTTGTTTGCTTCACAGTGGAAAATTATCTTTAGAAGAAACCTTGCAAGACCTACGCATCTGGTTTACTTCTATTAATGAAGATGCTTTATTAGAGCAGCTAGAAGATACTCCAAAAGGTTATGCACCAGTTATTAATATTTCTTCCCAAGTCTTTCTTGACTTTAATGTAGAGGAAGAAGAAGTCTTGGGGAAGCTGTTTACTTCCCTAAACTTTTCATAAATTCCTGGAAAATTTTGGTGACTTCTGGGCGAATAATCGGTTCCCACGCCTCAACCTTGCGCCACCAGGGACGATGTATGGCACTTTGCTCGTTGCCAAAAACGTATTTGTCGTAGGCAATCATTCCGCTTGTAATGCGGTAGCGAACAACTATCTTGCTGCCCTTTGTCAAACGTCCCTTAATACCTGACTTCAACCCCTTATTGTCACCCTTGCGCTTATATTTTGAACCAGGGCGATAAGGGATAAAGCTTGGCTTGCCATTTTTCCAGCCGTCATCATAAGGTGGATAGGACTTAATTGCAGCCAGGGCGATTTTACCTGCCTCTGACATAGGCTTGTCTAAGTCTCTCAAAGAGCGCCCTGCTTTTTCCAACTTTTTCTTATATTGGGACATGCTATACGCTCGAATGTTAATAGTAACGCTCATAACAACCCCGCCAGCAAAGATAAAATTCTCTTGTCAACCATAGGTAAAATTTGACATCGACAGCGAATGTGAACGGGAATTTTAGGACTGCCGCCCAAAGGAAAAGTCTTGCCGTGCAAAGGGCCACAGCGGGGACAAACACGCTCATCACGCATTGTTACCCACTTGACATATTGCACTAACTTTGTATTAGAGTAAACAATATATGCTGCTTGCGTAATGACTGCGATGCTCTCATTTTGGGCAATTAACAGTGCTCTTTCGGGCGAAGCAATTTTGTAAATTTCCTGCTTCAACCAATCCCGACTCAACCCGCCCCTGCGATATTCCTCGATAGCCGAGCGAACTTTGCGCAAAGAAGCGGCTATAACTAGATTATAAACTTCCAGTGCCCTTATCTGTGCCCAATCCCTAGCCATATAGCGGCTTTCTTCCGCATCAAAGCCAGGATAAAAGCGAGACACATTTTTCACTGCCACATCAACACCAAAATCTGCATAGGC